CGATTCTCCATCGTAAGATGGACCCGCCGCGAGGCGGTGACTGAGCCTGCGAAGGCTCTTCGTTGATTTCCTTTCTCGCTGTGAAGCGTTAGGGGGTCAGTAGATTAACTTTCGGTGAGAGGGTATTCATGACAGTACCTGTCGTTGGACCCACTACCACGACGGTGTCAAACACCGCGTCCTATGTCTACGTGAAAACGACTTATAGACAGAAGCCACCTTACGACCTTGTGCTGCCGTACGACATGAAGCGATACATAAGGACCTTCCTAGGTTCTCATGGTGTCATTTCGTGTCTCAATACGGGTGGGGCACTCGACATGAACCCTTCGGGGGCAATGTCGACTCTGGCGTTCGAGAAGCTTAAGGGGAAGATCGCAGAGAAGGCTGAACTAGGCGTTTTCTTAGCCGAACTCAGTCAATCGACACGCATGATCGCGAAAAGGGCCACTCAACTCAGTCGGGCCTACCGTGCTCTGCGAAGGGGACAGTTAAATGTCTTCTTCAATGAACTCGGGGTTTCGAAGAGGAGGAGAGGAACCCATGCGTCTAAGGATGTCGCTGGCCTGTGGTTGGAGTACTCCTTCGGGTGGACACCAATGATAGGTGACGTCTATGATGCAGTCAGCGTGTTACAGAGCTCGTTTCGTGAGATACGGGTCTCTGCCAGTGCGAGAAACAGGTACGTAAAACGTCGTCCCGAATGTCCCGTCATCAGCGAAGGCACAACTTACGACCGGCAACGGTACGAGGAGAGTGTCTGGACTGGCGTCGCGATTAAGGTGACGAATCCTAACCTGTGGTTGGCTAACTCACTGGGTCTAATCAACCCGGCCGTAGTGGCCTGGGAGCTTGTTCCATTCTCCTTTGTGGTGGACTGGTTCTCAACCGTTGGGACGTTCTTGTCTCACGGAACCGATATGCTCGGGCTCTCGCAGTCCAAAGCGTATACTTCAAAACTGGTAAAAGGCTGGGAAGCCTCGCGTTACCACTATCAGTGGGCGCCTTATGGCACTGGCCCAACAAAGATCGAAGCGGTCAAATTCTCTCGAGTGGCATCGCTGCCATCCGTGGGGATTTCGTTCCGTCCCGTGAAGCTTCCGCATTGGAAAAGGGCCGCTAACGCGACCTCACTACTGGTGCAGTTGTTTCGCTGATACTCCTTTATGGAACTCAACCATGCCTACAATGGCGAATGTTACCGTCAAAAAGAACGACGGTACGACAGACATCACTTATGATGCTCTGTCAGGATCGGGCGGCGATAGCATGCCCGCGATGTGGCGGCAAGACACCGGGAATACCGCTGGTCTGCCTGTTGGCCTTCGGGCCAATGCGCAGCTCAACGGCGCCTGGAACGGTCCGAAGACGGCCAGGCGGCTCAGCTTGACGCTGAAGCAACCGTACGCTGTTCAGGACTCAACCACGACCCTGTATTCTGCCAAGGATCAGGTGATTGTGGAGATCTCTGCCGTCATCCCCCAGGGGATCCCGTCGACCTGGATCAATGAAGCTGTTTCGCAAAGTCTCAACTTTGCGGCGGCGACACTGACCAAAGACTCGTTCAAAGCCGGCTACCCGCCGGTCTAAAACAAGGAGTCTGACGTGCGTTTACATCGTGATGATGAACGCCTTATCGTGAGTATCTACTCCGATATAGGAGGTCCTCTCTCTGAAGTTGCCAGTCAGATGGTGACCGAGGGGAACTGGAAGGGGTTGCTAGCCTTGAAGGCAGACCCCAGAAGTTACGACAATGCCCTTTCATATGCGAAAGACGCTGCGGTCGTGGCACTTCTTCGGAAGTGTCCCGATCTGCCGATCAAGATCGATCGTGCCGCGGCAGCGAAAGCTAAGTGGATGGACGGCGAACGTAGCTGCTACTTGTCCAATCAGCGTCTTGTACCTCTGCTGGCCCGTCTGGAAACTGGTATCGAAATCAGTTCTGACGATGAGCCTGTACGTGCACGGGCCTGGGAGATTGTCTCCCTGGCACGAAAAGCGATAGCTGGTTGGATTGGTGACAGCCCACCGAACCTCATAGCCGGGAGGCTTGGGCCAGGTGCGACTTACTCCGATCGCGGGCGGGAAATTACGCCGCTCCATAAGATGTCGTCAAATCCCACTATGACCCCGTTACTCTGGCCTTTCCTGCCACAATGGTTAGGGACGGCCTGGGGTGCTGCCGTGGCAGCGCGCGGTGGAGAGTTGGTTCGGGTGCCTGGTAACAGGTACTCCACAGCCCCTAAGACGGCGCTGACGGACAGGTCGATTGCGGTTGAACCCGCATTGAACATGTTCTATCAGCTAGGTTTAGGGGGCGAGCTTAGGAAACGGCTTCGCCGAAACGCGAACTGGGACCTAGGGACCGCGCAGGACAAGCACAGGCAGCTCGCCTGCTTCGCGTCCGCGTATCCAGAGTCATACTGCACTCTGGACCTCTCCAATGCAAGCGACACCGTTAGTAAGAACTTGGTCAGGCTCTTACTGCCCCAACGTTGGTACCAGCAGCTATCATGGCTGCGTTCGCCGAAGACTTTCATCGACGGCAAGTGGTGCCTACTGGAGAAGTTTTCCAGTATGGGGAACGGTTACACGTTTGAGCTGGAGACAATCATCTTTGCCGCGTTGTGCACTGCAGTAATGCAAGTGATGCAGCGTTCGGAGACCCTCGGGAGAGGTGTCTACGTTTACGGTGATGATATAATTGTCCCGAATGCGACCCACCGCGAGGTGACCGCATGCCTGAGGTACTTCGGATTCGAG